CTGTAGAAAAATTCTTTCTATATTTTCTACGTTTAGCATAGTATGTGTCATTGGTAAACCAATTGAACAGGATCAACTTATCCTTATCACTATCCCATAGAGGATAAAGAAAAGGAAGAAGAGTGTCTTTCCAATATGTTTCGGAAATTGTTTTTGTAGTACCATTGTATGTAATTTCCTGATTTACCGTGTCAAGTTGTACTTGCAACACTGGTATGTCAGCTATATTTTGCGTTGACATGTTAGTTCAATATGGTCTCCGATATATTTAGAAAGCTTTGATTAGATACTTACACAATCTATATGATGTAATTAAAGGAATATCGTAGTCTGGATCTAAAGAAGCGATAGGTTCTACTTTTGTAGTTGACTTCAATACTATCCTAGCATCACTAGCACTCAGTCCAGAACTATATGTAATTCCAGGTCCTGTTTCACCTTGAACAGTATATTTCAATGAATCAATTGCTGGTTTGGATACAGCACCTGCTGTTGGAATGAATACCAATTCAGTTACTTTCTCTTTCCAAAATATTACTTCAGAAATTCCATAGTGGTCTGTATTATCAGCATTATCATTTGCACCATTAGCATTTGCTCTTGGTTGTTCAAATTTAATTTTAACACCATTTTGCTTTGCTGCTGCTGGTAGTTCAACAGTATAGGTATACCACTTAGTATCTCCAGATCCTCCATCCCATGCTGTACTAATTGGTGGAACGTTACCAATTAAAGGATCATTTCTAATGGCATTGGGATTAATAATAGTATCAATTAAATTCCATGTTGGAGATGCATCTAATTGATAATAAACTTTCAATGTCTCTTCTGGTTGATCACCACCGTTTACACCATTTCCTCTACATGCCTTAATTGAAATGTAATTTACTTTAGTACAATCAGTTGGTTTGACAATTGCATACCTAGTCTTGCTAGTTTTTGCATTTTGTCCGCCAAATCTTAAAAATCCTGAGAAATCTTGAGAACTATTGGGGAGTAATAATAAATCTGTAACTACTCCAGCATTTGGATCTATTGTTGCAGTTACAACTGTTTTAGATCCACTACCATTTAAAACATAAGCATATGGTTGTTCTGTATATCCACTACCACCACTCGTCAAGGTAACATTAGTAACTGTACCATTTGCAGCTGTGGAACATGTGGCAGTAGCACCTGATCCACCTCCCCCTATAATTTTTACAATAGGAGTGTCTGTTGGTTTTTTGAAGCTACCAGCTACACCAGTTCCTGTGCCAAAACCAAAAATATCTACGTCCCAATCATCTGCATCTGCAGATCCTGATTCAAATACGTCACCAACACTAACTGTTGTTGTTCCACCTTCATATCCAGTAACGACACCTAGTCCTACTTTTACATAACCATTGCCACCCTTAGATACACCACCACCAGGAGAGTTACCTCCCGCTCCAACAACAACTGATGCATTAGCAGGATTACCTAACTGATCCCAAGGATAAGTAGCACTCCAACTTCCAGCACCACCGCCACCGCCTCCACCAGGAGTCCAGTAGTCATTATTATATGTAACAGTCATTTTGGCACTGCCATTTCCACTATTAGATGAAGATTGCTGTCCGTTTGAAAAATAATCAGATCTGTAAGCACTTGTTCCAGTTCTTCCACCTTGCCCACCTTGGTGTCCACCAGAACCACCAGGAGCACCACCAGAACCACCAGGAGCACCGCCACCTTGACTGCCGCCATCCCCGTCGCGACCAGGAGTTACAAATCCATTTTCAGCGCATCCGCCGCCTCCGCCGCCGCCGCCACCGCCGACACAACCATAATTACCACCTTTACCACCATTTCCTTGTCCGAGACCATCAGTTCTAGCTCTCAATCCAACAGGAGATCTACCATTTTGACCAGAACCACCATCATATCCATCAGCACCAGCGCCGCCACCACCACCAGCGCCAGCAACAATTTGTGTTCCTCTTTTCAGAATAGTAGCACCACCTCCACCACCACCAGAAGCACCAACAGTTCCAGAATAATCATTATTTGTGTTTGGGTCAAATCCAATACCACCATTTCCACCACTTGCTCCTCCACCGTGGGATCCACCTGAACCAGGAGATATTCCATTATTAGTTGTATCGCCACCTTTTCCGCCTATTTGCACACTCCAAGCATTACCAGTGAAAGTACTATATTGATCTGCTCTTAATGTTACTGTTACTTGAGTTCCTTTAGCTCCCTTTCTGTTGCCATACTGTGCATCACCACCTTCACCACCTTTTAGTACAAATTGAACTGACGTGGGGTTATCAATTCCAGAAAGGTTAAAGTTACCATCAGATGTTCTTGTTTCATTAACAGTTCCACTTTGTCCAGTAACTTCTCTATTTTTACCATTTGTTCCTCCACCATAGATAGCATTACCAGCACCAAATCCTAGAAGTCCTCCACTACCACCACCTTGAGGATCGTTGGGATAATCTGCTTTTGGCCAACCTTTATTAGTAACGCCATTAGCACCTTTAGTACCATTTAATCCGTCAAATGCTCCACCACCTTCGGTTCCAATCTTATCAACGCCTCCTTTTTGTCCACCATTTCCACCTTGACCGCCTGATGATGCACTTCCTTTTTTACCACCTTTACCTACAAGATGAAGTTTTGATCCATCACCAATCTTAAGACTACTATCACTACCATCATTTCCACTAGTATCTCCATTTGCACCAGATCCACCACCACCAATAATAAGGTATTGCATGGATTCTGGAGTTCCAGTAACACCACTAAAATCAATATTATAAGTACCAGGATTAGTAAATTCCCATACATTTGTGTAGTCAAGAATTGGAACACCGCCAGTGACTACATTTCTCCCACCAATAGCAGAAACTGAAGTTAATGTGTAAAAAGTTGGGTTTGGAATAAATGTTTGAAACTCATATGATCCAGCACCTTGAGCACCAGATGCTAAGTATTGAAGTTCTTCATCTGGTTTTGTATCATCCTTGATACTTCCATTGCCACTTGCTCCACCATATGCATCCCATACATCATAGGTTGCAACAGTATTATCATCATTAGGTCTTCTTAAAAGTCCATGCTTGTGTGTGAATACCTGACCTGTAGTTGGGAACCATCTAGATACTCTACCAGATCCTGATTCATATGCTTGAAGATATCTATCTCCACTTGCCTCTCCAACCCATTCAGAGTTTGGGGAAGGTATACTATGATAAACTGTATGAGAATGCTGGAATATTCCTGACAATTTAGTATCACGCATGGATAACGTGACATCCTGACTACCAATAATTGTACAACCAACTGTCTCAGTTACTTCATCATATCCAGTAGTTGTAATTCTACCGAGAGAAAAATATTCGTCTTGAGATTCTTTGGCAAAGTACCACTGCCCTCCAGTAGTTCCAACACCCAATGGCGAATTTCCTATATTAGGAGAATTATTTCCAAATACAGGACTGTTTCCTACAATCTTCCTTGTTATTGTATCTGGAACTGCAAATGTGCCTAGATTAGTTGAACCCCACCAATCTAATACATTACTAATAGTGATTGGTTGAATAGATCCAGTGTCAGGATTAATTCTAACTGTAGCCGTAGCTCCTGATCCACCTCCACCAGTAATGGTAACTGTTGGTGGATTGGCAGGATCATAATCCTTTCCAGCATTTATAATAACAATAGAAATTACTTTACCAGTATCGTCAATTTGTGCAGCTGCATCTGCTTGTTCTCCTCCAGCTGGAGGTGCAGAAATATTTACAACAGGTGCATTTGCATATCCATTACCAGGATTGGTAATATCAATACCTGTGCTTGCTCTACCACCATATTTATTTCCAATCACAGAAAATAACATTGGATAATCTGAAATTTCATATTCAGATCCATCACAATATAAGTAACCTTCATGGGTGTATGCTGGGTCATCACCATTCAAATACGCATTTCCCGTAGTTTCACTCAATGCACCATAGTTAGGATTGGTAGACCTAACAAAGTTATGATCGTAACTATTGTCAGTAGTTTTTAAATTAGGTACAATAGATCCAATTGGTGTGGTGTCCACCAACATATCAGTGAGGAATCCTTGTCTTGAATTTCTATAACTTTGTGCCATTATTAAATCTTAATTAGATATTCCATAACGATAAAGGGTTGAGTGGCAGCATCAATAGATACCGATGCATCAGTTCCAACATCCATGCGAGTGATTAAATTTTCTGGTGGAACATTAATTGCATTTGTTTTAACTTTATAATTATGTTCCCCTCGTTCTAAGTCAATCCTATGATTGTGCCTAGTGGGATCAACCCCAGCATCTCTAGTAAAATCTACTGTATCATATATATCGTTGTCTACGGCAGGAAAAACCAGAGTGTTTCTATGATCTTGATTTGATTGCATCGGAACTACATCATGTAGACTAACATCTGCAAAGTCAATTGGAACTCCAGGATATCCTTGAGCATATGTAATAGGAACTGTTAGAGATGAAGGTATATCTTCACCAGTTCCATCCCAGAAACATATTCCAGTGAGAGGTTCTTCTCCTACGTTAGCATATCTACCAATGGTACTACCATCTGGAGATCCTTCAGTTTCACCTCTTTCAAGATCATATTCTTCATTACTTAAACAATTGTAAGTGTAAGCATTTCCAGCACCGTAAATACACATACCATAATATATTGTAGCGGTAGCAAAACTCGTTTGGTCAACAGGAGTGCCTGAAGTAGTTTCATAACCATCAATCGCTTTACATGGGTTTTGACCACTTCCTGGTGGTGTTGATGAGTCATTTTCATGTCTGGTTGCATCTAACCAATCTTGAATAGGTATAGTAGATGCATTTCTTCTACCAGTGCTACCACCAAATGCATTTGGTTCATCAACTGATGATTCATTGGTTTGCATATTTCTAGCTCTAACGCTACTAGAAAAGTGCATATGTCCAGCAACCATAGCTTCTTCAACAGATTCAATATCAGTGTAGTGAGTATCTCCTGCATACTCCCAAGATGGTCTACCTCTAAGGGGAATTTCTTGACTAGGAACAGTAATCGTACCAGAATAAGTAATAGTTACTGTATCACCAATTGCAGATGTTGCTTCAATACCAATGCCAGATCTACTTGTTAGATTTCCATTAGAATTTTCTACTCTAATATTATTATATGATCCAGCATTAGCACCAGATGTTGGTTCTGGATACTTTGAACCAAGATCAGGAACCATAAATTGATCATCTGTTAAAATATCAAATGCAGTACCATCAGGATTCCTTCTAAGATATTTACAATTACTACCAGTTCCTAAGATTGCTGCTAGGGTTGGATAATCCTTAGCAAAATATTTCGTTCCATCACATTTCAAATATCCTGCAGGTAGACTGTTTTTATTAGATGCTGTATTAGGATCTCCTTCATATGACACTGGCCAAATAATTACCTGACCAGTCAAATTACCGTATTTAGATCTTTCTTTTGAGTAAAATGCTGACATTAGTAAGCTTTGATGATGAACGTCATTGTTACGTTAGGAGCAGTAGTATCTACTGCAATATTTAGTGCATCTTCTAGACTATCTGCACTTAGTGAAGATCCATCTGCATCATTTGCAGTATGTGAAGGAGGACTTGCTATAGATCCAATTCCCTGAGAAATTTCAAAACTACCATGATTATGTGATCTAAATGACTGTTCTTTAGGATCCTTAGAAAGATCTACAGTATTAAGAGTCGTTGGCCAAGTACCGTTTCTAAATGCTAAGTCAATAGTTCCACCTGCTTTAACATTCTGGTTGAAAGTAACTTCGTAAATAGGTGCTGCAGCAGTACCTTTATTTTCTATTTGCTGAACATATGTACCTTCATCAAAGTAATAATACTTATCATCAATGACAACAGGGGTAACATACATTAAAGGAGTAATTTTATCATATTGAAACCATGTATCAGTTCCTGCAGCATATTGTTTCTTTAGGTTGGTTCCAGCTGGTAAGGTAACTTTATTACTCTGTGCTGTAATAGTAACCCCAGAGACAGTGAAAACAGGTGTTGTCTCAGGGTTATCAACTAGTCCATCACTTCTAACAGGAGCA